TAATGCCATTAATACATCTTCAAAAAATATTTCAGCAGTCTGAGGTCTAGCTATATATTCTAAAAAAAATTTATTTGGTGGAGCATCCTCCATAGAAAACTTTGTTAATCCATGTAAAGCTCCCTTAGAACCTTGACCGTCAACAGTGCCAGATATATCATAACTATCACATCCAAAAGCACCTATATGTTCGTTACCGGGTTTTTTACCATTACTAGCTTCTATTACTTTGTTTTGCAAATGACTTGGTGGTACCCAACTAATATTAAACCTACCTTTTGGATCTGGATAAAATATTACTTTTGAATCTTTTATACCATTCACCCATTGAAAATTACCTGTAGTTATGGAGACATTATTTTCCATAACTTCATTATAATCTATTTGCTCGTATATTTTTGTTAAGTTAAATATACTGTTTTTTGTTTCATCTCTAAAGGCATGTTCTTCTGTTCTAGGGAACTGTCTGTAAAATTCATTTAGTGCATCAGGATCATTTTTTAATCCATCAACTTCATTTTGCCAGTGTTCTAATATACCTATGTCTATGTAATCCCCATAAGGTCCTTTAACTTCTTTTTCAGGTGTATCAAATACTGGCTGACCGTATTCATCAATAAACCCTTCGTAATTCCATTCCATAGGAATAAAAAGGCTATAAAGCCCAGAACTAGTCTGCCCATTTCTATTTCTTTTGGTGACATCAGAATCTTTGTATAATTTTTTAAAATTACCACCACCCTTATCTGATGAGTTACATGTACTACCCATCATACATTTACCTATAACTCTACTACCTAACCTTAAGGTTGTTTTTGTAACTCTCCAGTTGTTGAGGATGTTGTTTGGCTTCTCCCACTTCCCTGATTCATCATGTATGAGGAGTTTAAGTTTCTCCCCATCGTAGGAGTTATCTCCTGTATTTTTCCAGTCGATTGTGGTGTCCAAGCCTTGTAAATCTTCTGGTTTGTCTGTGCTCGTGATACTCCGTCTGGTAAGTTTTGATGCTGGTACTCTGAATGCAAGTTCTGTTTTAGGTCTATCCATACCGTCTTGGATCGGTTTGAAGAAGAACGGATAGTTGACGGATATTGGCACCACTTTGTCGGTGAACATTTTCTTAGCATCGGGACCGGACTTGGACAAAATCCCGTAGCGTGCATCACTGGATATTGTTGCCAGATTAACGGTTTCACCACTTGCCATGAAAGAGAACCCTGACCGTCTATTCTTAAGGTAACACATTCCATAACATCGAAAATCGGCTTTACAGGCTTCCCAAAAGATGTAGAATAATCTATTGGCTTCACGAAAGTCTGGCTTGCCGACATCAATTTTACTCCATTGCAAGTACATGTAATGAGTACCAGTAATATAAGTAGGATTACTGTTGTTATAGTACCATAAGCCTTCCTCTCGAATTTTGAACTCATTCTCTATATATTCTATGTATTTTTCTTTAAAATCATTAGGGTATTCTTTCCAATCAAATATTGTTTTTATCTTATTAAGCTCTTTAGGATATTCAGTATACTCCCACTTATTACTTTTAAACTTAATAACATTATTTTGTTTTGGTAAGGCTATCTTGAGATTTTGTATCTCATATATCTCCCCAATCTGACCGGTCTTACTAATTACAACAACATCGTGTTCTTTGTTATAACCATACCCCCATTTTTTAGACTTGTTAAGTCTTGTTATTGTATTTAATTTAATTGGAGTTACAACCTTATATAAGGTTTGTTTGTACATATTATCCTGCTGTGAAATAAGCGTATTCTAATAATATAGTGTGGCTACCAGAAGATTGAACATTTACAACTACACTTGATTTAGATGGAAAAAACGCAAATTCTCCTGCAGCAATTCTAAGACCTTCTGTTGAGGTAAATAAAACTGATAATTGATTCGTAGTTGCAGTAGTTCCATCACCTTGAAATCCTGTGTGACTTATATAAACATATTGATTAGCGGAACCTGAAGGAACAAGTGCTACAACTGATCCAGTACTAGCTTCAGCAGTTATTTTAGAAATACCTACAATTGGAGCAACTACTGTTAATGAATCCGTTACAGAAAAACTTAATGTATCTGAAGTTACATCTGTACTCGCTAATGTTAATGTGGGTGTTAATGTTGCCATGTTTTTTTTATTTAGATCTTTTTTCTGCAAAACCACTAAATGATACACTTTGATTTGTATCAAATGGTATTTTGTTTTCTATTATGTTTTCTTCTTCTTCTATTCTTTTAAGTATTTCAAACGCATCAAAGATAGCTAATTTTTTTGTTGCAGCAGCATTTTTTAATCTATCTGCTGATATATCATCATCTGAATCAACAATAGCTTCTTTAGCAACTTTAATTAATTCCTCAACTGCTACTTGCCCAGCTTGGATTATACTCTTCTTCGTTTCCTTGATATTCATATTTAATTGTAATTTGACTAGTTAAAACTCTATACAGTCTTTCACCGTCAATAATAAATTCATAAGTGCTCGCAGGTGTAAACCCAACTAAGTCACCTTCTTTTAATCCAAACTTTAAAAGTGCTTTGTTGCTTTGTTTTAAAACACCTACACATTCTTTTTCTTTATCTGAAGAAAACTTATCTGTAGACTTTATAGGTTTTACAAAACAAAACCCATCTGTAGCAATCCATTTATCACCTCTTTTGTAAGAAAATATTTGATCTTCTTTTACACAATAAGTGTTTTCATCTATATAACTTCTACTATTTTTTTCTTCAGCTTTAACATTATGCCATCTCCTGAATATATTATGATGAACTATTACTTCATCTCCAACTTGTATTTTAGTAGGTATTACTATAGGAATTGATTTAACTATAGCTTTTCTACTAACATATTGATGATTATATATTTCTGTATTAAGTATAAGGTCTTTACCTTCTACTTTTTTAGTATTGTTATATCTAGAAGTTTTAGGTGATATAATAAAATCATATACACTTTTCATTAATATTCTAGGTTATACTCTACAGATATAGCCATGTTTTTATTAAAGTTTTTCCAAATAATTACATCATTATTTTTTTTAATGTAAATATCAAAACCTTCATCTTCTTCAATTATATCACAAATTTTATGCCCTCCATAAACTTCTTGACCCACAGAGTAATGCATAGATTCATTTTTATAATCTTTGCCAATACTAATTTTACGTATTAATTTACCCATCACCTTTTTCTATTGGAGTTATAGTACCGTTTTCAATGTTTATATTTACTTCACCGTACTCTTCCTCTAGTTTTAATTGAAAATCTCTAAGATTTTTTTGTACTTCACCTATTTGATGAAGTATCATGTGTTTTTGAGTTTCTATTTGACCAATTTGTGATTGACCATTATTAATTTGTTTAACTAAAGTTTGTATTGACTCTAACTCTTCTTTTTTTATTTTTTTTACTTTACTCATTTTAAATTTAATTTAATTATACTTATTGATATTACTATTACATATATAGTTTATTTTTTAATTTTTTAAGTATGTGTTCCATCACCATCTGTTATTGTCCATCCTCTACCAACTAATGTTGTTCTAGCATTTTGACCTGCAGTATCTGTTAGTTGAGCACTACCAAAGTGTGCTATTACATTACTTTGTGTTGATTGTGCTGCCCAACCTATAATTGTAGCTTTATAGTTAGCATTTGAAAGAGCAGAGCCATTAAACATGTTTGCCATATCTGTCACATCTGCTATGTCCCAACTAGCAAGGTTTTGATTAAAAGAAGAAGCTCCACTAAACATTTCTCTCATATTTGTTACCTTTCCCACATTCCAACTACTTATATTTTGATTAAAAGAAGTATTGCCTTTAAACATTTCTCTTGTAGTTGTAACATTACTTACATTCCAAGAACTAATGTCTTGATTAAACGGAGTGCTCTCAAACATTCCTAACATGTCTGTTACACTACTAACATCCCAACTAACAATATTCCCATTAAAAGAAGAAGCTCCACTAAACATTTCAAACATATCTGTCACACTACTTACATTCCAAGAGTTAATATTTTGGTTAAAAGAAGTGCTTCCAAAAAACATTCTATTAGCATTAGTAAGGTTACCTACATTCCAAGAATTAATATCCTGATTAAAAGAAGTAGCTCCAGAAAACATTAATGACATATTTGTAACTTGACTAACATTCCAAGAACCTATATCTTGATTAAAGGCAGTGGCATTTATAAACATTTGATTCATATTTGTTACGCTGCTTGTATTCCAAGAACCAATGTCTTGATTAAAAGAGGGAGCAATAAAAAACATATCTGACATGTCTGTTACACTGCTTACATTCCAGTCACCAATCCCTTGATTAAAAACACTTGCAGTTGAAAACATTCCATGCATATTAGTTACACTACTAACATCCCAACTACCAATACTTCCATTGAAGGCAGATGCTCCATTGAACATATCTGAAGTATTTGTTACATCTGCCATATCCCATCCATTTAATGTCTGATTAAATGCTCTAGCAGTTTCAAACATAGAAGCGGTATTTGTAACACTACCCATGTTCCAAGAATTACAGGGTTGATTAAAGACAGTTGCTCCTTTAAACATTTCTGTAGTAGTTGTAACATCTGCCATGTCCCAAGAATTAATGCTTTGATTAAAAGCAACTGCATCCTTAAACATGTAAGATGTATCTGTAACTGACCCTGTATTCCAGCTATTTATGTCTTGGTTAAAAGCAGAAGCTTCATTAAACATTCTACTCATATTTGTAACATTACTAACATCCCAAGAGCTTATGTCTTGGTTGAAAGAGGTTGCCTGCATAAACATTTGCGACATATTTATTACATTACCCACACCCCAACTAGAGACATTGCTATCGTTAAAATTTGTTAATGCTTCAAAACATGAATTTAACTGAGCACTACTTTGAAATCCCGGTGTATCACTAGCACTTATATTTAAGCTTGTACTTGCACCTTTTAATTTTAAAAATTTCCATTTTGTATTACCCCAAGCGGTTATATCTGTTATATTAAAATTATCAAGATTATTAAACCCCGGAAATGATGAAGGATTTGATGGAGTCATATTACCATTATATGTACTCACTGATGCACCACCACTATTATCTGCTATAGTTCTAGTAAGATCGCTATTACTAGTTACGTTTGTTGTAGCACCATCACCCCAAGTCCAAACAGCGTTATAGTCACTTGAACTACCTGCTAAATCTATATCTGCGGCATAAGTGCTACCGGCAGGAAAAGTATAAGTGAATGAAAATGGTGTGCCAGAAAGTGGATAGCCTCTATACTGATCAGATTTTGTTATTTGACTTAAATTAGTTATAGTTCCACCTGCATGATCAGGGTCAAATAAACTTACATCTGAAGCTGCAATTAACTCAGAAAACTGAGTATCTCCATCTACAGCCCCATTATTACCTTGATCTATTGCACCTTGTATGGTAGTAGTGTCACTACCATCTGTAGGACCAAACATACTAAAATTTCCACTAGTAGGTACACCCATGTTACTTAAATTTTTCCTCTATAGATGTTAATCTTTTTTCAAGTTCAAGTATTGCTTTGTGCATGTGAGCTACAACACTTCTATCACTCATAGATAAATAGCCTTCATTATTTTCATAAACTGCATGAGGGATTACCTCTTTAACTTCTTGAGCTATAAATCCAGATTCTTTTTCACCACCTTTAATATAATTATAAGATGTGAACTGTTTTATGACTTCAATACCTTCTTTTATTGGTTCTATTTCAGACTTTAATCTTCTATCCGATGTAGTTATAAAATTAGATGCTGTAGCTGTTGAATGGACAAATAATTTTTCAGCTATACCTACACCTCCATCAACAATTAAAGCTCCTGTAGTTTTAGATGTAGTGCCAGTGGTGTCATCTATATTTAAAACACCTGTAACCGTTAGATTATCACTAACTGTTGTTTGTGATGTTGTATGACCTATTGTTACAGCTGTACCAGATGTTACACCTAATAATATAGATCCAGCACCAGAACCACTATTTAATGCATCTATAGTTAATGTTTTAGCACTACTACTATTAGCAGTCATTGTTATATTGGTGGTATCGGTTGAGTCTATAGATAAAGTTGTTGTATCTATTGTTGCTGCACTTGAATTTACATCTAAACTACCAGTGGTAGTAAGTTCTATGGTTCCAGATCCAGAATTAATATCTATACCATCTGAATCAATAGTTGCGGCTCCTGTGGCATCTAAGTCAAATGTTGTTCCAGCACCCATAGCTATACCACCAGCATCAGATAGTAATTCTACACTATTGCCAGCTGTGCTTTGATCAGCGTGTATTTTAATGGTTTCTGAAGTACCACCGTTAGCGTGAAGTTTTATTGCATTAGCTGCATTTTCTGTAGAAGAAATATTAACTGAAGATCCAGTGGCTGTAATGTCAATATCTTCTCCGGCTGCAGCACCCGATGCTAAAATATCTATACCACCTGCTGTAGATTCTATTTTAATTGAATCTGAAGTGCTTTCACTAGAAGTTATATTAACTGCTGACAATACACCAGATATATCTATATCTTCACCTGAAGCTCCTCCATTTGTAATATCAATTCCACCAGCTGTAGTTACAATTTGTAAGGCATCTGCTGCTGTTCCTGAAGAAGATAGTATTAACGATGAATCTGTTGCACCTGCTAATGATATTGTAAAATCTTCAGCTGCACCATCTGTTGTTGATGTTATGTTTGCTGCTACTCCAGTATTATCAATAGATAATCCAACACTATCTATTTCAACAGCACCGTCAGTATCTACATCTAGCTTTAATGCTGCATCTACATTTATACCTCCACCAGTTGATCTTAAATAAATAGCATCTGCGTCACTTTCTGTAGATGTAATATTTACTGAAGATCCAGTTGCTATTATATCAATATCTTCTCCTGCAGCTGCACCTGAAGCTAAAACATCTATACCACCTGCAGTTGCTTCAATTACTATAGCATCACTACCATTACCTGTAGCATCTATATCTATTTTAGCAGAATTAATTTCAATTTCATCATCAGCATCAATATCTAATTTACCATCTGCACTAGCATGTATAGACCCTTTACTACTATGAAACTGCAACTTATCAGTTGTACTAACAGTTAATGCTGCAGAGCTATGAGTTAAACTCATATTACCATTACCGAATCCTATAACTGCACCAGAAGCTAAAAACAAATCACTAAAAGCAGTTCCTGCTTCACCTAAAACTGCACCATCATTTGTTGCAGGCTTTAATACATCATTAGCAATTATTAAATCTAAAGATCCTTCAGTTGTAAATTCTATCTGATTATCTGTAGTAAAACAAATTTTGTTATCACTATCTCTACCTACACATAGACCAGTGTTTAATATGCTTGTGATTGTTGTTTGTAAGGGATTTACTTTTATTGTGGGGGTTGCGCCTTCTCCTGAGTTGTTTAGGAGTTGTATGCCATCACCAGCTACTAAGGATTCAACGTAGCTACCTGAAGTTCCGCTACCTAGTGTTACATCTGGGAAAGTTACACTTGATACGCCTGATGAGTTTATTGTAATAGGACCAGATATACCGGAAAATATAAATTCTTTTAAATCTTGTAGTTTAAAGTTTTTTGTAGCTGTATCACTAGAATCTGTACCAATTACTTTATCGGTATTTGACAATGTTCCATCAAAATCGTAGGTTGATATTCTAGCCATTTATTTTTATTTTGCGCTTGTTCCGTAATAGTATGCAAATATGTTAGATATAACAACACCTTCTACCATACCCATTAAGTGTACAAACAAATCGTTTTCAACTACAGAGGGTACATACACCACTGCATATATTATAAAAGCAAATGACATTAACCCAACTACTCCGGTCAATGTCATCATAAAATCTTTCTTACCAGTTTTGGCAACCTCTATCTCCCTGTTTCTAGCAGAGTCTCTATCAGCAACCTCTATTTTATAAAGTTCTTTTTGATGATTTTGCAACATCTTCTTATCTTCTGGAGATATGTCAGGATCTGCATCAATCATCTTACTTACCATGCTAAGAACTCCAGCGTCAGGTAAAAAGTCACCAGCAACATTTAATATCTTAGGTGCCACCTTTGATAGCAATCCACCTAATTTAGTATCTTTAAATTTTTTCTTTTTATCACTACTCATTTTCTCCTTCTTTTACCGTTTCTATATTTTCTTCTAGTCTTTCTATATGCTTCTTCCTCCCAAGGCAAATCACTACTACCTTCTTTCATTTTACTTCTAGGGTAAGTTTTCCCTTTCCAATATACATTTTTATCATCATAATCAAGGTCACCTCTTTTCATTTGATTAAGATGAACTTTTTCGTGAGCTATAGCTTCTTTACCTTCTTTACTTTTAGGGTTTATATCATCATCTAAAAATATACTTCCATCTCTATTAGCTTCTGCTACCACTCCTTTTTGTAAACTTTTATGGAATATAGGTGTATTAGAATTTTCAATTCTAATTAAACCTTTCATTTTAAATGCCATTAATTAACCACCAAATTTTAAATCAAACATTTTTTGAGCTTCAGGTCCTTTAAAAACATCTTTTTTCATTCTAAAAGGTTTACCTTCTTTAACTATAGTCTTTCTAACTTTTCCATCTAATCCATATAAAGATCTAGTTGCTGTTCTAACTCCTGTATTAGGATCTTTTTTAATTCTTGTTTTTCTTAATTTTACTTCAGGACTTAATATATTTTTAGCTGTAAATGTTCTAGTTATATCTTTCCCTCCATCTGAGGTTTTACCACCTTCTTTTTTTAAACTAATAGTTATACCATCTGGAAATGTGTATGAAAATTTTCTTGATTTTATTTCTTTATCTTTTTTAGATGGTACATCTTCTTCATTTTTTTTATTTTCTTTTATTACGAGACCCCCACCTATACTCATACCCTTCATATAACTATCCATTCCACTAGCATTTAATGGGGATGATTTCTTTCCTCGAAGTATTTTAAAATCTTCTTTATCTAACTTACCATCTTTGTTTTTGTCTAACTTTTTTTGACCTCCAACTAATTGGTTTAAAGGACTTGTTTTTGCAAAAGCTTTTAATGGTGTTGTCCTTAATTTTGAATTAAAATTCATCATAGTTATCTATCTTTATCTCTTATCATATCATCTAAAGCTTTATTCATAACTTTATCTGTATATGATTTGTTTTTGTAAAAAATATTTCTTTCTGTAAATGGTGGATCTTCTTCACCTAGTAAGATTCTATATATCCTACTAATTACTTGACTGCATTTAAAAGATGTTTTGAAGATACTGTATTTTATAGTTGTCCTATTACGATGTCTCCAAACTTCTATCCACCCCTCTTTTTTCAACCTCTCCCACCTATGCTTATCCCAAGAGTATGTATACACTCCTTCAATAAATTCATTTCTTGTAAATCTACCTTTACAATCTAAGTATATTAATAATTCTAAATCAGCATCATTTAATCCATAAGTTTTACAGACCCACTTACGTGTGAGCCTGTAATACTTAAGGATGTTAAGATCACGAAGATCTTGTGCTGTTAATCGCATTTATTACGATGCATCAACTACTGCTAGTGAAGCACAAGCTGTAATATTGCCATTTAAGAACACACTGTTCTCACTATCAGCTACAACAATAAAAGGGCTGTTAATAGCACTAGCACTAGAAATTGCACCAGTTATAGATTCCATAACTTCCTTATGTTTACCAGAAGTAATGGTAAGAACTATAACAGGTAGATCTATACCTGAATCTTCATCTGATTCTTGACCAGAATTAAAATAAATTCTAAGAGAGGTTGCTGTATGCATCTCAAGATGAGATAATTTATCAGCAGGGAAACAAGCTACTTCTTCAGTTGATGTTGTTGAATCCGGAGCTCCACTTGCAAAATATAAAAACTTTTTCATGATTATTATTTGTTTTAAGTTTTAAAATTAATTTACTGTTTTTGGTTATTGGATTATGGATTATGGTTTCTGGATTATTCTATATTAATAGAATTTTTTTACTAGTCAGCGTAATCTGTTTTAATAACAGATATAGATGCTATATCAGGATCAACTTTTAATCCAGAATTAGCATCAAAGACTTCTATAAATCCATCATCACCTGATGATTTTATAGCTTTTACAATACTTTTCATAACTGCTTTTTGATTGTTGGCAGTTGTTATAGTTATGTTTATGAAATCACAAGAATCACCATCTCCTGCTGCACCCTGATCTTCACCTACAACACCTGTTGGTATTGCTTGTGGTTGAAACGCTAAATGCAAAACACTATCTCCAGTAGTAATAACACCTGCTGCATCTACTGTGCCTGAACACATACCCTTTAAAGAACTGACTGGATACAATATTGATCCTGAAGCATCATCATCATTTATTAATGTGGCATCTGATCTAAAGTATAAATATTTTTCTGTCATTTGTTTCTATTCTACCAAGACAACATCTTGTGCTCTTATAATTTTATAAAGGGTGTCTCCATAGCTAATACCATGTCCTGCATGCTTGTCATAGTATACTATGTCTTTATCATTGACACCCTCGACCTTACTGCCGCAGCTGATAACCTTAGCTCTAACGTAACGATTATCTAGGTCTGTCTTTTCTGTGAAAATAAGTCCAGCAATCTTTTTCTGTTCTTCTTTGATATCACTTACTATCAAATAAAAATTAATTGCTTTCATTAGTCCTCATATTAGATATCACACAATCTGCAGATATAATGGTGGATACCACACTAACTGCATTCTTCAAAGCTGTTTTAGTTACAAGTACGGGATCTATGATCCCACCCTTAATCATGTTAACATGCTTACCAGATACTACATTGAAGCCCCAACCTTCTTTTAAAGGTTCAACAGAATCTTCAATGCTTGCATTTTCTAATATAGTTTCATAAGGTGCACGAATGGCACGTAATAAAATATTTTCACAGTCGTTAGAAGGTAGTATTTTTTGTGAGGCATTTAACAGCGCAATACCCCCACCAGATATAATACCTTCTTTTAATGCTGCCTTTACAGCATATATTGCATCTTCGACCCGATCCTTTTTCTCTTTCATTTCAACTTTAGAATCAGCACCTACTCTTACAATACCGACAGATCCAGATAGTATACTTAGTCTATCTTGCAGTTTCTTTTTAAGAAACCCATCTTTTTCTTTTTCTATTTTCTTTTCTACTTCAGTAATTCTTTCTTCAATATCATGATTAATATCTTTAATCTTTAACACTGTATTTTTAGAATCTGTAACTGAAGTTAATACCTCACCTAAACAGTCAGGTTGTATTAAATCTAAATCATCACCTAATTCTTCATTTATAACTTTAGCCCCTGTAAGTATGGCTAAGTCATCAATAGTATCATTTTTATAAGGTCCGAATCCCGGTAGGTCAATAATATTAACATTAATATTCCCTTTCACCTTATTCATCGTTAAAGCTGTTTGTACTTGTTGTGCAACTGGTGCTACAATAAGTAAAGCTTTTTTATGTTTTATAACATGCTCTAGTACAGATTGTATCTTCCTAATACTTGTTATTTCTGAAGATACTATTAATACTAGTGGGTTTTCTAAAACTGCAGTCTCTCTATCCTTATCAGTTACAAAGTAACTGGATGTTAAACCACATTCTATCTGCACCCCCTCAACACTTTCAACATAAGTATTGTTATCCTCCGATTCTTCCATTAGCACTACACCATTCTTACCTACGATGCTGTAAGCTTCTGCTATTGTTTTACCAAGAGTAAGGTCATTGTTACAAGATATCGAAGCTACACTATCTAGCATGTTATCTTTAACTTCTATACTTTTCTTGTCAAGATATTCATTTACTTTTTTAAGTGCAGAGTCTATACCTTGCTTTATTTGTCTGACAGTTTTAACTGACTTAACACAATTAGCTTCTCTCATAAGGGATTCGGCAAGTACGATAGCTGTTGTAGTACCGTCACCTGCCTCCCTCACTGTATTCCTAGAAGCCTCTTTAATAAGAGTTGCTCCTATATTCTCCATTGGATCAAACAAGACAACCGATTCCGCTACGGTTACTCCGTCTTTTGTGATCACTGGTTTACCTCTAGCATCTTCATAAATTACACATTTACCAGATGCACCTAGAGTAGACTTAACTGCTTTAGCAAGTTTATCTACTCCAGCTGATATTTTGCTGTTAGCTGAATCACCAAAGTTTAAATCTTTGACAATCTCACTAGGTTGACTGTATTCCATTAAATTAAATTAAATTGATTATTATTTAAAAGACTAACCCAAAGGCTAGTTTTTATTGATTATTATTATTACTTCTTCTTTTTCTTCATCAACATCATTGGTGATTTCTTCTTCATCATTGTCATTGGTGACTTTTTTTTCATCATCATCGCTGGTGACTTCTTTTTTTTCATCATAACTATAATTGTTTAAATATTTAAAATGTTTTAACTACTTTAGGACCTTTTAAAGCCTCAAGTTTCTTATTGTAATGTTCGATACTACCATCGATAGCTGCTTCTGCACCATCTAAGGTCTCTCTTCTTGTAACGTCATACCAAACATCCTCATTGTCGATGTCTCGGTGCTCGGTTTGATAAAATCCATTCGGTAATTGTGTAATCCTCCAGTTACTTTTTAAAGCAACATGCTTGAGTTTCTCAATTATTTCTGGATTTACTTGTGTTTGGTTGTTCACTGTGTTTGAACGGTAATAAAAATATGTCATGGTTTTTAAATTTACATGGTTAAGCCGCAATATCGCGGTTATCTTTAGGTTTTTTACCTTATTTTTTCTTATATAAATACTTTTTTAAGGTGTAAGCTACCACTGTTAATGATATTAACACTAAATTAATTAAAACTATAAGAAAAGTAGCTTCATTATCCACTTTATTTGTAGTATTTATACTGATAATTACTTTTACCCTCTTTTTTAGTTCCTTCGCCCTCGTTTCCTCTATTAGATCTAACAGAAACAAACTTTCCTCGCTTATGATCAAAGTCTTTACCTGCAGCAGCACTAGGATTTGCCCTAGCTTCACGTTGAGCATGTGCTTTTTTAGCTCTTCTGGCAGGAGATTTAGCAAAAGCCAAGTCTCTAGCAGCCTTATCTCTACGTGCTTGTGCAGATAATTTTTGTTTCATATTAATACTATTACATGTAAAAAATATTTTTTAAAATAGTGCGACAATAGGGTGTTACTATTATATATCTTATACCCTAATGTCACACTTTTTGTGTAATATTAGATATGTGGGGATTTTGGGTTACAAATACTGTGCCAAGTACAGATTGCAAAACAAAAACCATTTTTTTAAACCCAGTCCCCCCATGATTTTATAAAAAATTTTAGAATTTTCTGCCTTTTTATATATATTTTTTGTGAAATATTTTAGGTTTTTTTTAGACCCCCACCTCTAATTTTTTTATTAACATAATATATTATAGCATCGGGGTTGGGCTTGTGCGTGGGGTGGTGTGTAT